TGGGATAATCAGCAGGTCTTGTGCTGGGATGATGTGGCAAATCGCTGGACAGATTTTGAAGACCAATCCTACTACGCCGATATGTTCACCCACTGGATGCCGCTGCCAGCAGCACCGCAGCAGGAGGTGAAGTGATGGCCTTAACTCACAGTGAGCTCTGCGTGCTGGCCTGTAAATTCCTCCAGAACAACGGATTCAAGGTTGCTTTTCACGATCGCTTTGTAGCTGCCGTGTCTACTGGTGAGCAGCCTGATGCGCTGGGGTTCAGAAATCTGGCCTCATGCCTGATAGAAGTGAAGTGTTCGCGCGCTGACTTCCTGGCTGACCGAAAGAAACCATTTCGCAGGATGCCAAGCGAAGGAATGGGGGACTGGCGATTCTTTATGGCTGAACCCGGTTTTATTGAGGTGCATGAGCTTCCTCCAGGCTGGGGTTTGCTTCATGTAAAGAATGGACGCGTCTATAAGGTTCACGGATGGCCAGGCAATGCTATGTGGTGCAATAAATCATCCAAGCCTTTCGTCGCCAATAAGCAGGCAGAATGCGATTATATGTACAGTGCTCTTCGCCGCATGCAGGTGCGTGGCCATCTTGATCAGGTATATGACGGTATTCCAAGCTTCCCTCCTCCGGAGGTGGCCAATGCCTAACCCATTCGACTTCGTGATGTTCGTGCTGCTGGCAATCAGCGCACTTCAGCAAATTGGGTGGCTGCCATGGTGAGCAAACTCAAACAGCGGCGCTTGCGCCGCCTTAAAGCAGATGTCGCCTGGTGGATGGCCGAGGCGCAGGACTGGAAAGATATCGCGCTTGAGCACGCAGCCGAGATAGACAGGCTCAGGAAGCTGGTCATCCGCGTGCCGATGCCAGTGGTGGTTCCGGCGGATATCATCCAGGGAATTAACGTGAATGGTGCGTTTGCGATGGGGATCGAACGCTATGGTGATGCGATGCTGAAGTTGGCGAAAAAGGAGGATGGCAATGGCTAAATCCGCAGCAGAACGCAAAGCAGCGCAGCGTGCCCGGCAGGCTGAAGCCGGTAACCGCAAGATGGAATTGCAACTCGACGAGCAGGAAATGGAGATGCTGGCGCGGAACTGCGCCGCCCGGCGCCCTGGTCGTGCGCCGTATGACATGAACGAGTATATCGCGTTGCTTATCCGCCAGGATGATGCCAGGGTTCGCGGTCGCATCAAGTCAATCAGCACCAACCGCTGCGGCAAGTGCGGCGACAGCCTGCCGGTGAAGTCCTGCCCATGTGCCGGTGATTCGGCGTGCTGGGTAACGCAGGGCTGGCATGAAACGAAACTGGAGGTTATATGTCCGTAACGGATCTTCACAGCCTGCAATGCAGGATTAAAAAACAAGTCCAAAGTATTCATTCAAAAACAGCGCGAGTAGTGGCCACGAAGCGAGATCCATATCAGGTTGTCATTCTGCATCAAGCTTATTACCGCCTGAGAAACAAAATGGCACCACGGGGCAAAGCATTCTGGCGATTAATGAGAATGCATTATTAACGTGACCTGCCACGGCGTATTGACTAAATCCTCACATGATTATACTGTTTAAATGTACAGTATTTTTATGTGAGGTTCCATTATGGGCTTTCCATCTCCGGCAAAAGACTACGCAGAATCCCGCCTTACCATCACCAGCATGTGCGGCTACGACGGAAACTGTCGAACCGTTGAGACGTCGGCTGGGTACGCAATCATCAACGTCGCAAATAAACCACATCCGGGTGATACCGTGCTGATTTCATATTGCGGCCGCACGGAGTTCGCCATCGTGCAGGGGCGGGCGCTTATCGTTCCGGAGGGGGAGTCCATCGAAGGTGAGGCGCTGGATGACACAACGGTTCTGGGAGTGGTTACACATTTCCTCAACCGTGCCGGCAGCCAGGAAGACGATACGATACCAGTCATGTAACATCTGCGCGGGCGTGATAGTATTACCTGCATGGTAATAAAATTACTCAGGTGGTAATGATGCCCGCGACACCAAAAACCCACAAACGCAAATCAACGCAATATAAGCCTCTTACAGCGATGCAGGAGGCTTACTGCCAGTCCTACATTAAGACACCCGAAAACCAGTCTCAGGCGGCGATAGGCGCAGGATTTTCGCCTAATACGGCGGCGGTCAAAGCCAGCGTGATGATGCGAGACGAAAGAATCCAGAAACGAATCGCGGAACTGATGGAGGAACGCAACAAACGCATGCGCGTCAGCGCTGACTACGTGCTCATGCGTCTGGTCGAGATCGACCAGATGGATGTGATAGACATTCTCGACGATGAAGGCGGACTGAAGCCTATTAGCCAGTGGCCTAAGGTATGGCGCACCTCGCTCAGCGCGATGGATATCAACCGGATTCGGATGGCTGGCAAGGATGACGAAGATGATATCGAGTCTACGTTGCAGAAAATCAAATGGCCTGACAAGGTGAAGAACCTCGAGCTGATTGGTAAGCATGTCGACGTCAACGCATTCAAAGAGCGCCTGGAAGTTTCCGGCACCGTTACCATCGCCGAACGCATGGCGAAGGCCCGTGACCGCGTTAAGAAACAGGCTGGTGGTGAAGAATGACAGCCGCAGCCATGTCGCCGGAAGAGCAGCTCGTCGAGGATATTGCTTCGTTCACGTATGACCCGCTAGGCTATGCGCTTTATGCGTTCCCGTGGGGCGAAGATGGTACAGAACTGGCACACGCCACCGGTCCGAGAAATTGGCAGGCTGACGCATTCCGCGAGATACGCGATCACCTCCAGAACCCCGCGACGCGTCACCAGCCGCTGATGCTGGCCCGCGCATCCGGACACGGTATCGGCAAGTCCGCTTTCATTTCGATGCTCATCAACTGGGGCATGTCCACCTGCGAGGACTGCAAGGTGGTGGTGACCGCCAACACCGACAACCAGCTCCGCACCAAGACCTGGCCGGAAATCATAAAGTGGTCGAATCTGGCTATCACGAAACAGTGGTTCACCTGCACCGCCACGGCGATGTACAGCAACGATCCGGGCCACGATAAGCGCTGGCGCGCTGACGCAATCCCATGGTCTGAGCACAACACAGAGGCGTTCGCCGGCCTGCACAACGAGCGTAAGCGGATCATCGTGGTATTCGACGAAGCCTCCAACATTGCCGATCTGGTGTGGGAGGTTGCCGAGGGGGCGCTGACGGACGAAGATACAGAAATCATCTGGGTGGCGTTCGGGAACCCGACACGAAACACCGGGCGTTTTCGCGAATGCTTCCGCAAGTACAAGCACCGCTGGAAGTGCGCACAGATTGACAGCCGCACCGTGGAAGGCACGAACAAACAGCAACTCCAGAAATGGGTGGATGACTACGGCGAGGACAGTGACTTCGTGAAGGTCCGTGTGCGGGGGATCTTCCCCGATGCGTCAGAACTCCAGTTTATCCCGACCGGGCTCACTGACGAGGCGATGAAGCGCGTAGTGACTGCCGGGCAGGTGGCGCACGCACCGGTGATTATCGGCGTCGACCCGGCATATTCCGGCGTGGATGATGCGGTGATATACCTGCGCCAGGGGCTGCACAGCAAAGTGCTATGGACCGGCAACAAGACCACTGACGATCTGATTATGGCGAAGCGCATCGCAGACTTTGAGGACCAGTACCAGGCTGACGCGGTGTTTATCGATTTTGGCTACGGTACCGGTCTGAAGTCCATCGGTGACGGCTGGGGCCGGACGTGGCAGCTAATCCCGTTCGGCGGCGGCTCGACAGACCCTCAGATGCTCAATAAGCGCGGCGAGATGTTCAACAGTGTCAAGACGTGGCTTAAGCTCGGCGGCGCGCTGGATGACCAGGAGACGGCTGATGACCTGTCTGCGGCAGAGTACAAAGTCAGGGTGGACGGCAAGATCGTCATTGAGCCGAAGGAAGATATCAAAGAGCGCTTAGGCCGCTCGCCGGGCAAGGGTGACGCGCTGCTGCTGACGTTTGCTTTCCCGGTGACGAAGCGCCTGCGCATTCCTGGGCAGGAGATCCAGCAGGGGAAGGCTGTCACAGAGTATGACCCTTGGAAGTAACAAAGCCCGCATTAGCGGGCCTGGTAGAATGGTGTTTCGAGTATCTTTTCGGTGATTTCAAAGTGAACTCTGTCCATCACCTGTCTTACTCGCTCCACCGCTTCAGCCTGGTTAACTTCTTCCAGTTGCATTATTTCTGATGCGGTAAACACCACTGACTGCATTTGAGCCTGTGATTCGAAAGGCAGGGTATTAATATCTATTCTGGATATGTCTCTTACGTCGTCGAAATTAATTTCTTCAGGTTTCTTGCCTCTGAACGTTACCATCATTTCCCCTCCGACTATTGCTCATCGAGTATACACAAAGCCCGCGCATCGGCGGGCTGGATGTGACATGTCACGGCGTTACTTCTTTTAGTGGAAACTGGTTTTCGAACCACAGCTTTTCCTTCAGCAGATAACCTTCCAGCATCCAGATTTTATTCACCGCGTTTTCGCGGGCGATTTTGCGGCCGATCTCCTGGTTGAAGTTCTCCGGGCTGGCGCAGGCGCTTTCGCCGGTGACGGTAAAGCCGTTGCGCAGCACTAGGACGCAGAACGTCAGAAGAGAAAGTGATTCGTGCGGCTGGTAGTTTACCTCTCCGCCGGTATGTTTCGCTTTTATGGCTACACCAAAGGCACCATCTTCTGCTGTGAAATATACCTCCTGAACAATAATACTTTCGATATGGTCTGGCGTAACGCGCGGCGCGGTTAAGCCTTTGGCCTGAATTTCCTGCTCGATAGCCATGCAGGATGGTGCTGGAGATGCGGTTGATACCATGGTTGCTTACCTCAGAAAGTAATTTTATCGAATGCGGCGTTGATGGCTTTGGCATCCTGAACAGCACCTCGCTCATCAAGTACAGCTCTTTTACTAAGCACTTCAGCCAGGCACTGCAATTTCGTGTGGTAGAGATTCTCACGGCGGATCTCTTCGGCAGGAGATTGTTTCTGAACACTAACGACTGTCTGACTCATGATTTTCACCTTAAAAAAATGCCCGGACGAACCGGGCGAATGGAAGCAAGGGTCTACGGAGTGCCTTCCTTGGCGGGTGATGCAGGGTTTACAGCGCAACGTCATCGGAATGGCGTTCTGCTGTAAAAAGGGCGGTGGTCAGAAGTGGGAGCAACTGCCACCGCCAAAGCTACACGCATTGCCTGGTACTGCCGTATCACGGTCCTAAGGCGTGATTGGGTTGTGGTGGCCGGTGCTGATCTCCGGCATTCTCCACCCTTAGTCAGTCAGTTTTTCCGCTCGAGTCCGGAAGGAGATAGAAACTGTCGACGCTAAATTCGCGCATCAGCCTGCGCATTCACCACAACATTGAGAGCACTGCGCCTGTATCGGTTAGCGTCACGGGATTAACCGGTCACCCCAATGCTCTCATCGTTGTATCCTCGTCTCTTCCGAGGTGTCACACCGTATCGCCACGATGGTGAGTCGTCATGTCGTGCATACCGATAACACTGACTTGCACATTCCGGGAACCCGCTCGGGGATAAGGAACACCAAGGAACCCCGCCGGACCGCTACGACACATGTGCCAGATGCCGTACTGCTCACACCTGGAAGCGCACTCACCAGTTTTGATTTAGCGACAAGACCTCACAGAACCAATATCAAAGTGCGCTTTCATGTTGTGTTACCTGAAGGGTAATAATTGCAGTCCATTATGTCAATACACTACGTAAAATAATCCGTATATGGTTAAATTGGTAATAATTTAATCGTGTGTGAGGTTATCGCTATGTGTATCGGCAGCAAGCCATCAGTGCCAGCGGCACCAGAAGTTCAGGCCGCACCTCAGGAGCAGGACGCCGCTGTTGTCAGTGCGCGCGATGACGAAGAACGCCGCCGACGTGCCGCCGCCGGTCGTAACTCGACCATGCTCACCGGTGCCCAGGGCGACACTTCCGCCGCCAATACCAGCGGTAAAACGCTGCTCGGTCAGTAACGGAGCGCGCAGAGATGGTGGAAACCGAAAAAGAGCGGCTGCTGAAGCAGCTTGCACAGTTGAAGAATGAGCGCACATCGTTCGAGCCGCACTGGCGCGACCTGAGCGACTTTATCAATCCGCGCGGTTCCCGCTTCCTGACGTCTGACGTTAATCGTGACGATCGCCGCAACACCAAAATTGTTGACCCTACCGGTTCACTCGCTCAGCGCATTCTCGCCAGCGGCATGATGTCCGGCATCACCAGCCCTGCGCGCCCGTGGTTCAAGCTGGCAACGCCTGACCCTGACATGATGGATTACGGCCCGGTGAAGGTCTGGCTGGAAGTCGTGCAGCGCCGCATGAACGAAGTGTTCAACAAGTCGAACCTGTATCAGTCTCTGCCTGTCATGTACGCCAGCCTGGGTACTTTCGGTACTGCCGCTATGGCTGTTCTGGAAGATGACCAGGACGTGATCCGCACAATGCCTTTCCCGATTGGCAGCTACTACCTGGCTAACAGCCCGCGTGGCAGCGTCGACACCTCCTTCCGTCAGTTCTCAATGACCGTGCGCCAGCTCGTGCAAGAGTTTGGCCTGGACAATGTCAGCGCGTCCGTGAAGAGCCAGTGGGAAAGCGGATCGTATGAAAACTGGATCGAGGTTAACCACTGCATCACGCCAAACATCAACCGCGACAGCGGGAAGATGGACAGCAAGAACAAGCCGTATCGCTCTGTCTATTTCGAGACAGGAGGCGACTCCGACAAATTACTGCGTGAATCTGGCTTCGATGAATTCCCGATTCTGGCGCCGCGCTGGGAAGTTAACGGCGAGGACGTTTATGCGTCCTCCTGCCCCGGCATGCTGGCGCTCGGACAGGTTAAAGCGCTTCAGGTTGAGCAGAAACGTAAAGCTCAGCTCATCGACAAAGCCACTAACCCGCCGATGGTCGCTCCGACGTCGCTGAAGAATCAGCGCGTTTCCCTGCTACCTGGCGATGTGACGTATCTCGACGTGCTGAGCGGGCAGGACGGCTTCAAGCCTGCATACCTGGTCAACCCGAATACCGCCGACCTGCTGGCTGACATTCAGGACACCCGGCAGACCATCAACAGCGCCTACTTTGTCGACCTCTTCATGATGTTGCAGAACATCAACACCCGCTCGATGCCGGTGGAAGCGGTGATCGAGATGAAGGAAGAGAAACTGCTGATGCTCGGACCGGTGCTGGAGCGCCTGAACGACGAAGCGCTCAACCCGCTAATTGATCGCGTTTTCTCCATCATGGCGCGCAAGAACATGCTGCCACCACCGCCTGACGTTATGCAGGGAATGCCGCTGCGCATCGAGTACATCTCCGTTATGGCGCAGGCGCAGAAATCTATCGGCCTCACCAGTCTGTCGCAGACCGTTGGCTTTATCGGCCAACTCGCACAGTTCAAACCTGAAGCGCTCGACAAGCTCGACGTGGATCAGGCTATCGACGCGTTCTCTGAAATGTCCGGCGTATCGCCAACCGTCATCGTTCCGCAGGAGCAGGTGCAGGGCATTCGTGAAGAGCGCGCCAAACAGCAGCAGGCAGCTCAGGCGCTGGCAATGGGTCAGGCCGTAGCGCAGGGCGCGAAGACGCTCAGCGACACGCAAACCGCAGATCCAAGCGCACTGACAGCAATCACTAACGCAGTGGGAGCGGCGCAGCAATGACGTATATCGACGACGAAGAACGCAAATCCGAGCTGGAAGCTGAACAGCAGATCCTAGCTCAGCGCGATATCGAAGACATCCAGTTCGTCATGGGCAGCGAGCAGGGCCGCCGCGTTATCTGGTCACTGCTGGAGAAAGGGAAGGTATTCGCGCCGTGCTTCGTCGGTGATTCGCATTTAACCGCATTCAACGAAGGGCAGCGCAACCTGGCGCTGGTTCTGTTTCAGCGCGTCATGGCGCACTGCCCTGATCAGTATCTGAAGATGGCCGCAGAGGCCGGTGAGGACAATGTATGACACAGGTACAAACCCAGCGCGTCGTGCGCTTTGATGGTGCAAATCAGGTGGTAGAGGTTCCGGATCCTGCCCCGGCAACAATTGGCGCCCCGACCACCACTGATTACGGCGGCGTGAAGTTGGGGGCAGCCATTGCAGCACCGGCAGCAATGACAGCTACCGCTGATACCAGCTCTTCCGCATCAGACGTTGCCGGGCTTGTTACTGACCACAACGACCTGGTCGCCAAATACAACGCGCTGCTGGCAGATACCACTGCACTGCGCACCACTCTTTCCGCTGTTCTGGCGCAACTCAAAGCCAAAACGATCCCGGTTTAAGGAGATAACCAATGAACTTATTTGACCGTCTGCTGCATCGACGTCTTTGCAATGAGCAGCCTGCTGATGGTGGAGCTGCTCCGGCACCGTCTGAGCCAGCCGCACCTGCTGCCGAAGCTCCAGCACCCGCAGGCGACCAGGCAAAACCAGAAGGCGATAAGCCACAGTCTGGCAATGAAGGTGATAAGCCTCAGGAAGAAAAACCAGCTGATGGTGATAAGCCAGCGGATAAGCCGGAGGACGAAGATCAGAAGCAGGAAGGTGCGCCGGAGAAATACGAATTTACCGCTGGCGAAGGCGTAGAGCTGGATTCCGAAGCGCTGAAGGACTTCGAACCCGTTGCCCGCGATCTGAACCTGACCAACGAGCAGGCGCAGAAGCTGGTGGACGCATATCCAAAAATTCTGGCCGGTGTGCAGCAGCGTCAGGCAGAAGCCTGGCAGAAGCAGACCGAAGGCTGGGCAGAGACCGTGAAGGCAGACAAGGAGATCGGCGGAGACAAACTGACCGCAAACCTCAGCGCTGCGCAGCGTGCACTGGACCAGTTCGGCACGCCGGAACTGAAAGAATATCTGAACGCTACCGGGCTTGGTAACCATCCAGACCTTGTTAAGACGTTCGTGAAAATCGGTAAGGCTATGTCAGAAGACGGCATGGTTACCGGGAAAGAAAGCGGTCAGCGTTCTGCTGCCGAAGTGCTTTATGGCTAATAAGAGAGGATATAACCATGGCTGTTAAAGGCGTAAATGCGCTGACGCTGGCTGACTGGGCTAAGCGTACTGATCCAGACGGGAAAGTCGATAAGATTGTCGAACTGCTTTCCCAGACCAACGAAATCCTGACGGACATGATGTTCGTAGAGGGTAACCTGCCAACTGGTCACCGTACAACGATCCGCTCCGGTCTGCCATCGGCAACCTGGCGTTTGCTTAACTATGGTGTGCAGCCAAGCAAATCAACTACCGTACAGGTAACCGACACTGTCGGTATGCTGGAAACCTATGCTGAAGTGGATAAGTCACTGGCAGATTTAAACGGTAACAGCGCTGAATTCCGCCTGTCTGAAGATCGTGCATTCCTCGAAGGAATGAACCAGCAGATGGCTCAGACCCTGTTCTACGGCGACACCAGTGTGAATCCGCAGCAGTTCATGGGCCTGTCATCCCGCTACTCCAGCAAATCCGCAGGCAACGGCCAGAACATCATTGATGCTGGCGGCACAGGTACAGATAACACCTCTATCTGGCTGGTGGTCTGGGGTGAAAACACTGTGCACGGCATCTTCCCTAAAGGGCAGAAGGCTGGTTTGCAGACTCAGAACCTCGGCGAGCAGACGCTTACCGATGCCAATGGCGGCAAATACCAGGGTTACCGCACCCATTATAAGTGGGATAACGGCCTGGCTCTCCGTGACTGGCGCTACGTTGTGCGCATCGCCAACATCGATGTGAGCTATCTGTCAGTACCAGGTTCAGCTGCAAATATCGTCAGCCTGATGGTTAAAGCGCTGCACCGCGTCCCTAACCTGAAAATGGGCCGCGCGGTGTTCTACATGAACCGTACCGTTGCCCAGGCGCTGGATCTGCAATCTCTGGATAAAGCCTCTCTGGCTCTTTCCGTAAAAGAGACTGAAGGCGAATTCTGGACCACGTTCCGTGGCATCCCAATCCGTGAAACCGATGCGATTCTGGAAACAGAAGCGCGCGTTGTTTAACGCCTGTCATTAACTGTTGGGCCTTAACCGGCCCATAAATGGAGAAAGAAAATGATCCTCGACAAACTGTTGATGTTCTCCGAGAAGCAGGCGGTTACAGCTTCCGCTGCTTCTACGGACGTGATTGACCTCGGCCCTATCGACGGAACCCGTCGCGATATCGGCGTTGGTTATCCGCTGGAGTTCTGGGCAACCGTTGATACCACTGCAACCGCTTCTGGTGCCGCGACCCTCAACGTTCAGTTGCAGACCAGCCCTGACAACTCCACGTGGACCACTATCTACGACAGCGGCGCTCTGGCGCTGTCTGCCCTGACAGTTGGTAAACGCCTGTTCTCTACCAAAGTTCCAGCGGGCGTCCAGCGTTATCTGCGCGTTAACTATTCAATCGGCACCGGTCCGCTGACTGCTGGCGCGTTCACCTCGGGCATTAATCTGGATGTTGACAACAACACTCCTTATTACCCGATCCGTTCCAAAGTGACTGGCTAAGGTGATGGCAATGGAAAAAGCAAAATACCGCGTCCTGCGCTTATCCCATATTCATAACAACCTCTGGCCTGAAGGTTCAGAGATTGAATATGACGGCGAGCCAGGATCTGCGCTGGAGCCGATCAACGCAGCTGCGAAGGCGGCAAAGAAAAAGGCAGACCAGAAGCGCGGAATCGTGCCGGTTGACTCTCAGCCCGAACCACAGGATGAAGATGATGGCCAGGAAGATACCGGCGGTAAAGATGCCAATACCTTCAGTGAAGATGAAGCCGCGCTACGCCAGCAGTACGAAGAACTTTTCAACAAGAAACCTGGCAACATGAATGTTGAAACGATCAAAGAACGTATTGCTGAGGAAAGGCAAAAACTGGGCGTCTGAGCCTCGCTAATAAAACAAGGGGCTTCGGCCCCTTTATTGCAGGAGTCCGTTATGGAACTGGTAAACCTCAAAACCGGCACCGACAGCTACCAGGATGAATCTGGTGAAGCAAAAACCCGTGACGATTATCCGTGGGGTCTATGTATCAATCTTGACAATGAAACACTGAAGAAACTCGGCGCCACGCCGCAGCCTGTAGGTACTGAGGTGATGATCTCCGCCAAAGCTATCATCAAAAGCATGTCGACACGCGAAGATGGTGAGGGTGTCCGGCACGATGCCAGCCTGCAAATCACCGACATGGCGATCTCTCCTGTGCCTGGTGAGAAGCCAAAAACTGCCGCCCAGACTCTCTACGGCGGGGAGGATGATTAATGGCCTCCGTTATCGAGATCTGCAACCGCGCGCTGAGCAATATCGGGAACAGCCGCAGCATTAACAGCCTGACCGAGGCCAGCAAAGAAGCCGGGCAGTGCTCCCTGCATTTCGATTCCTGCCGCGATGCTGCGCTGGCGGACTTCGACTGGAACTTTGCCACCAAACGCCTGGCGCTGGCCGATACCAACAATCCGCCGCCGGACTGGGCTTATTCCTACCAGTATCCGACTGACTGCCTGCTCATCAAAGAAATTATGGTGCCAGGTATCCGTAATCCGACGGCTGCCATGCGCATCAACTATGAGGTTGGGGCTGATTCCGACGGCACCGGAAAGCTGATCTACACCGATCAGCCTCAGGCATGGCTGAAGTACATCGCGCGCGTCACCGACGTGAACATGTTCGATGCAATCTTCATGGAGGCGCTGTCCTGGCGTCTGGCCGCCGCCATCAATATGCCGCTGACCGGCAGCGCAGATCTCGGTAACAACGCACTGACTATGTACCGCAGCGTCATCCTGAGCGCTGGCTCGCACAGCCAGAACGAATCCCAGGAGCCGCAGCCGCCAGTTGATGAGTTCACCGCAGCGAGGTTGTCATAATGGCTTTCAGTTGGATCCAGCCGAGCTTTGCCGGTGGCGAGATTGGCCCATCGCTGTACGGGCGCATCGATATGTCGAAGTATCAGGTGGCGCTGCGCAAGTGCGACAACTTTATCGTCCGTCAGTATGGCGGGGTGGAGAATCGCCCGGGAACGCGCTTCGTCGGCGAAGCCAAATACCCGACGCGCAAATGCCGTCTTATCCCTTTCCAATTCTCTACCGTCCAGACTTATGCGCTGGAGTTCGGGCACAACTACATGCGCGTTATCAAAGACGGTGCGTATGTGCTGAACAGCAGCAATGTGATCTACGAACTGGCTATGCCGTATGCAGAGGCCGACCTGTTCCGCATTAAATTCACGCAGAGCGCCGACGTGCTTACGCTGGTTCACCCGGCCTATCCGCCGAAGGAGCTGCGCCGTTACGCGCACGACAACTGGCAGATCGTCGATGTCACCACAAAAAACGGACCGTTCGAAGATATCAACGTTGACGAGTCAGTGAAGGTATACGCAAGCGCCAGTACCGGGACCATTACGCTGACGGCCAGCTCTGCCATCTTTGGCGCTGAGCAGGTCGGTAAGCTGTTTTATCTTGAGCAGCCGGCGGTTGATTCCGTTCCCGTATGGGAGACCAGTAAGACCACCGCTATCAATGATGTGCGCCGCGCCGACAGCAACTATTACCGTGCCAATACTTCCGGCAAGACCGGGACCCTGCGCCCGTCTCACACCGAAGGCATGTCCTGGGATGGGTGGGGCGGCACAGGTGATGATGATACCGGCATCCAGTGGGAGTACCTGCACAGCGGTTTCGGCATCGCACGCATTACAGCCGTAGCCAGCGACGGCCTGACAGCCACTGCTACGGTGGTGAGCTATATCCCGTCGCAGGTTGTCGGATCTGCGAATGGCAGCTATAAGTGGGCACGGTATGCATGGAACAGTGTAAACGGCTACCCGAGCACGGTTGTTTACTATCAGCAACGCCTGTATTTCGCCGCGTCCACCGCGTACCCACAAACGATATGGGCGAGCCGGACCGGCGACTATAAGGACTTCGGAAAGAACAACCCTATCCAGGATGACGATCGCATCATTTACACCTACGCCGGGCGACAGGTGAATGAGATCCGCCACCTTATCGACGTCGGAAACCTGGTCGCGCTGACGTCGGGCGGGGAGTATACGATTTCCGGAGACCAGAATAAGGTCCTCACGCCGTCGGCGTTCTCGTTCAGCTCGCAGGGAAACAACGGTTCCAGCAATGTGCCGCCGATTGCGGTGGCAAACATCGCGCTGTTCATCCAGGAGAAGGGGAGCGTGGTCCGTGATCTGGCTTACTCCTTCGACGTTGACGGATATCAGGGCACTGACCTGACCATACTGGCAAACCACCTGTTTCAGAAGCGCAGCATTGTCGACTGGTCATTCTGCATCGTGCCGTACAGCAGCGCGTTCTGCATCCGCGACGACGGCAAACTGCTGGTGCTGACCTATCTGCGCGATCAGCAGGTATTCGCCTGGGCACCGCAGTCCAGCACAGGAAAGTACGAAAGCACCTGCTCCATCAGCGAAGGCAGCGAGGACGCTGTTTATTTCGTTGTTAACCGTACCATCAACGGCCAGACGAAACGGTACATAGAGCGCCTGTCCAGCCGTCTGTTTACCAATGAAGAGGACGCGTTCTTTGTCGATTGCGGTCTGAGTTATGACGGCCGCAATACCTCAACACGTACTATGACCATCAGCGGCGGCAGTGGTGACTGGAGTTATCAGGTTGACTACCCGGTGACGATAAGCGGCGGGGCCTATTTCGTGGGCACTGACGTTGGCGCTCAGATTCAGTTCCCGTACTCAGAGACGGATCCCGATACCGGCGAGGTGGTGGCGAAAGAATTGCGTGGTGACATTCTCTCCGTAACGAGTAATACCGCCGTGGTTGTGCGCTTCAACCGTAACGTTCCTGCGGTGCTGCGCACTGCGGCCACAACTAACTGGCAGATGGCCCGCCAGACTTTCAGCGGTCTGTCACACCTCGAAGGCCAGACAGTAAAAATACTTTCTGATGCCAGCGTAGAGCCGGATAAAACAGTTTCCGGTGGTTCTGTGACGCTTGAATCACCGGGCGCGGTTGTGCACATCGGGCTGCCAATCATCGCAGAGTTCGAAACACTGGACATCAACATCAACGGGCAGGAAACACTGCTGGATAAAAAGCAGGTGATCCCCACTGTGACGATGGTGGTCAACGCCAGCCGAGGCATCTGGGCAACCACGCCAGGTGGTGAGTGGTACGAGTATCCGCAGCGGGAATTCGAGTTTTACGACGATCCGGTTGATGACGCTACCGGGAAGGTGGAAGTGAAGCTCGACAGCAACTGGGATAAGAACGGGCGCGTTAAGGTGCGCCAGCTCGACCCACTACCGCTTTCTGTTCTGGCAGTCTTGCCGCGCATGACGGTCGGGGGATTCTGATGATTAAAGCTCAGATCGTACCGGCAACTCGGGAACATATTGAAGCCATGCTCCCGCATGTCCGCCAGGCTGACGTTGATGAATTTCTGGCGACAAACGGGTGGAGCCCGCGCCGCGTGCTTGAAACTGGTCTGCGCACGTCAACATTTGCCTGTGCCGGTCTGATTAATGGTGAAGTGGTAACCATCTTCGGCGTGGCCCCGGCATCAATGATCGGCGGTAATGGTATCCCGTGGCTGGTGGGCACCGATGCGCTGGAGAAATACCAGCGCACTTTCCTGCGCCGATGCGGGAAAGTGGTCAATGCAATGCTGGCTGTTTACCCGTATCTTGAAAACTATGTTGATGCCCGCAACCACACAGCGCGTATCTGGCTGCACTGGCTGGGATTCACCATTGAAGAACCACAGCCGTACGGCGCTCACGGTCTTCTGTTTCATCGCTTCCACATGGAGAGAAAATAATGTGCGAACCCACCACAATTTTAGCAGGTGCGACGCTGGCGTCAGGCGCATTGTCAGCTTACAACCAATATGAGGCAGGGAAATATTCAGCTGCTGTTGCTGAACAGAATGCGGATGTGGCAGAGGCTCAGGCGCAGGACTCGATTAACCGTGGCAATGCCCAGGCCGAGGAAGTGCGCCGCCGTAATCGGCAGGCTGCCGGGACACAGGCGGCAACAATGGGGGCCACCGGGGCAGACCTCTCAACCGGTAACGCTCTGGATATCTTTGGAGATACCGCTCAGTTCGGCACGCTGGATGCTCTGACGACCGTTAACAACGCCCAACGCGAGGCTTACGGCTATCAGGTGCAGGCCGCCAACTATGACGCCCAGGCGGTATCCGCGCGTAAGCAGGGGAATATGGGGGCTATGACAACGCTGCTCACAACGCCGCTACAGGCTTACGGAGCTTATCAAATGGCTGGCGGGACGTGGTCGCCATTCTCCCAGAAGGCGGCACCTATCAGCGCCGCCGTCGGCACGCCAACCGGTCGATAAGGAGATATCGAAATGCCAACAGTACCAACAGTCAGCGGGCGCCAGGTTGAAAGCCGCGGATTCCAGTCTCCAGGATTTCAGGCGTTCGAACAGCCGAATGTCGGCGACGTCATTTCTCAGGTCGCGCCAAAGGCGATCGACATGTTCGCGCAGGCCAAGCAGCGGGCAGATGTCGCCCAGGCGCAGGATGCATCGCTGCAACTGAGTCAGGTATCGAGTGATCTGCTGACGAACCCCGATACCGGTCTGCTGAATCTTCAGGGTAAGAATGCACTGGGTAAGGGACAGGAATATACCCAGCAGTTTGATTCTCAGGCAGAGCAGATCGCCATGACCCTTCCAGAAGGTGCCCGTGCCGGGTTCCTTCAGCAGGCACAGCAGCAGCGTATCCAGTTCACGACACAGGCCGGGCGCCACGAGATCAGCCAGCTCAACGCCTACGAAGAGGGGCAATTTCAGGCTACGCTGGAGAACAACGGGAAACTGGCAGCATCTGCGTACGGCGATAACGCCAACTATGTGCTGTACAACCAGCAGACCTTTCAGCAGATCGAAACCTATGGCGCCGCGCATGGCTGGAGCGCCGAGCAGATTCAGGCGAAAAAGACAGAATTCAAAGAGAAGGTTGCTGATACGGCTCTTTCTCAGTGGTCAGCTAACAACTCTATCGAGTTCATCCAGAGCAATGGCGAGCTGAGCGACACGGCTGTTGGATCACGTCGAGCGGTATCTGAAGGTGGTTCCGGTGACAGCGCTCGCGGCATTCGCAATAACAACCCCGGAAACCTCGAATACAGCAAAACAAATCCATGGGTTGGACAGACCGGTGATGATGGTCGATTTGCTAAATTCGAAACTCCGGAGCATGGCATTCGCGCGCTGGGCCGCAACCTGCTGTCTTATCAGCGCCAGGGCATCGATACCGTCAGTGACATTATCAACCGCTGGGCGCCGCCGTCTGACAATAACAATACAGACGCCTACATTAAGGCAGTATGCGCGCAACTTGGCGTGACTGCGGATCAGCAGCTTGACGCATCAAACCCAGACACGCTGAAGGCACTGTGTGCTGCAATCATCCAGCATGAGAACGGTAGTCAGCCATACAGTGATCAGCAGCTCGCCACCGGCGTCAGTGCTGCTATTGGCCTGTCTCAGCTGCCGACCAGCACCAAACGGCACACCGGCAATGCTGCATTCGACGCCGCATCTCCTGAAGCGCAGGCAACCTTCCTCCGTCAGGCTGACCAAATTCGCAAGCAGCAGCAGGCGGAATATCGCACCAGTATCGACAGCCGGGTTCGCGATGCCAGCGCGGCATACATGCGCGGCGTAGATTTCCCGAACGCTCCAACTCAGACTGACTTCCTGGCTGCCTATGGGGTGCGGGAAGGTAATCTCCGCTATACCGAGTTTCGGAATACGCAGATCGCTGGGCAGTACATTGGCTCATTCCGCAACATGCCGACGAGCAGCATCATGGCATACGTTGACCAGTTGCGGCCTGGAACCGAGGAAACCGGCGAGGGCTATGCTTCCCGCGCTGAATTATTCGATCAGGTATCGGCGGCGGCTTCGAAGGTGATCAGCCAGCGCCAGAATAATCCGTTCAATGCTGCGGTGGAGATTGGTGCCTATAAGCCGATCGCCAGCAACAACCCTAACGACATCACAGCTGAGGTGGCTAACCGTTTCTCTTCACAGGAAAGCCTGCTTGCGCTGGGCATCAATGCGCCTATTCTTTCCAGTGAGGAGGCCGCTGCCCTGTCCGAACAGGTACGCGGTACCAAAGACGTAAACCAGACAATCAGCCTGTTACAGAGCATGGGGGAAACGCTGCCCGCTCCGGCAATGCGGCAGGTAGCGTCTGCCATTGCGCCGAACAACGCAGCAACTGCATATTCCGCGCTGCTGCTGGGCACACCGGATAACCAGTACGACAACAAGAAACCATCCATAGCATACAGTCAGTTCATCGGCTACAAGCCAACCATGAACAAGTACGACGTATCGAAGGTGATCCTCGCTGGCGATCAGCTGCTAAACCCGACGAAGGCAATGAAAGACGCTGGTATAACCCCGGTGCAGTTGCCGAGCGAGGATAAGCTTAAACGAGCATTCGATGATCAGGTGGGTAACGCATTCGCCAATAACGCGCAGGCGCGCCAGCTCAGTTACAACCTTTTCAAGGCAGCTTACGCCGGGATCGCTTATCAGTCAGGTGATGCCTCCATGACGCGCACTGATGCAGCCAACTCCGACGTAGTGGAAAAGGCGGCGCAATACGCCACAGGCGGCGTGTACAAGGGCTTTAATGGTGGCGATGTGGTAATGCCGTTCGGCATGGATAAATCCACATTCAAGGACCGCTACACCGCATCCGCACAGCAGGCGTTGAAAGATGCCGGTCTGAACGTAAACGCCGCATCAAACTTCACGCCAGTCAACATTGGCAACAACCAGTATCGGCTGGTAAGCGGCAGCGGGCGTTGGGCAACGGATCCGAAAACCAATGAAGCTATCGTCGTGAGGGTAGAATAATGTCTGATGTATTTTCTCTGGCTCCGGAAGGCCAGGCGTGGACCGACGATAAAGCAGCAGCCAATCCGGCACGACCAGAAGACTATGAGCCGACATTCTTCCAGGGTTCTATTGCCGCACCGGTGCGCGGCGTGGCGGAAGGCACGCTCGGCCTGGCTCAGTCTGCCGTAGGATTCAGTAAACGCCTGATCAGCGATCCGGCATTCACCGCAGACGTGGCGCCAACGGTCAATATCTTCCGCGTTATGTTTCCAGATGCCGACAAAGCGCTGAATGAAACATACGACACGATTGGCAAACAGTTGCAGGATGCTCGCGGGTATGTGAAACCGGATGCTGGTAGCCAGGGCACCGCTGCCGAGGTTCTTTATGGCCTCGGTCAGTTCGTTCCGGCCATTGGTGCGACCATTGTCGGCGGCCCCGCGGTCGGTGCTGCTACGGCATTCAGCTCAACTTATGAACAGTCCTATCAGGATTTCAAAGGGAAGGGTGTAGACGAGTCGACGGCGCGCAACCTGGCAACTCAGCAGAGCCTTTTCAACGCAGCGGGCATGGCCTTACCTGCTGCCATCGGGACCACACTGGCAACGCGCATCGCCTCAGGTGTGGCAATCAACACCGGTTTCGGTGGCCTGAACCGTTACTCCGTCGGCGAAACGCTGGAGGAGAAAGGCTACACCGAGATGGCGAAACAGTACCGGGTATTCGACGGCCAGGCGATGCTGGTGGATGCAGTGCTGGGTGGCGCCTTTGGTGGTGCCCATCACCTTGCCGCGCGAAATGCTGACGCGCCACCTCCAGCAGATTCTGAAGCACCGATCCCGGCGTCGGAAGTGCAGAGTGCCCCTGATGCAACCGCAGAGCCATCGCCTGTGGCCGAAGTTGCGCCAGTGACAGACACTCCAGGAGCACCGGATCGCTCGGATTCTCAAGCACCAGTAACAGAGCCTGCCGCAGCGCCAGATATTCCTGCCATTAAGCCGAGCGACATCGATGCTGCCCACACTCTGAATGAGGGGCTCTATTACGATCTGGAATCCTCCCCGGTGCTGCACGCCAGCAACGAGAGCATCAACAGCCATGTGGCAGCCATGGACGAAGCATACCGTCAACTGAATGACGGCCAGCCTGTTAACGTCGGGATGATGGCCCGCGGGCTGGATGGTCCGGCCCGGCCTGGCATGCTGGAATCTGCAAGCGAGCAGTACCATGCAATGCAGCAGGTTTTCGAAGAGAATGGTGTCAGGTATGAAACGCCGTCAGAACTGGCTGGAGAGGCTCCTGCTCCGCGTGCTGAAAGCGCATTCACGGCAACAGACGAAACTGGCGGGCAGGTCAGTGTGGATCCCGATACCGGCCAGGCTATTTCATCCAACAGTTACGACCTGATGGCGGCGCGCGATATGGCGACCACTAATCCGGACCTGACAATTACGCACCCCGACACCGGGCAACCGGCGAAACTCTCCGATGTTCTGGCTGAATTTGATGAACAAATCCAGACCGTGCAGAACGAATCGAAAGTTTATTCAGTCGCCGCCGCGTGCTTCCTGAGGAATCCATAATGAAACAGGCATGTGTTGAAGCCATTGCGCAGACACTGGGCCGCCAGCCAAAGGCTGACGAGCTGAAAGGTATTGAGGACCGTATCAAAGAGGCCGTGCGCCAGGTACATAAAAAAAATGCCAGAGAAGGCAAGACTGGCATCCCTGATGCTCAGACGTACATGGAGGCCGCTGATCTTGTGCGCCAGCGCGTAGTGCATGACGTTTATAAGAAGCGCCAACGCGTCGCTCAGAACGCGATCGCCATCAGCAGGGTGACTGACACCCTCGACGCCAATATCCCGCCAGAACAGCAAACACCCGCCAATTTGCAGCAGTTTATCTTCGCAGGTCGGCGCACAACTGACGGTAAGGATATTGCCGTGACCTCGGCCGAGGAAATGGCAACGGGAGCATATCAGGACTGGTCACGCCAGCTCAGCGCTGAATTGCTAAAGGCCGGTGATGATGTCCGCAAATTCTTCGAGCAGAGCAAAGCGCTCGGCGAGCAGCGTTTTCGCAGCCTCTTCGATCAGCAGGCGGCAAAGTCGGCACAGCTCCAGATCCTGAAAGAGTTATATGGCGAGGACACCGGGAACCCGCAGGCGAAAAAAATCGCCCAGGTATGGAATGACGTCACCAGCCGGGCCCGGCAGGAAATTAACGACAACGGGTTTGATATCGGCCTGCGAGACGACTGGCATCTTCCCTATGTGGACGACGCTGATTTTATTCGCAACGCCGGACGAGATGAATGGCTGGCATCATTGCCGGTGGCAGAACAGGCCAAAGCGCGACTGTCAGGCCGCCAGCCGCCGATAGAGTTTGCCCGCCAGGCGTGGGTGGACGACGTTTACAACACGCAGGATCGCAGCAACTACGTTAATCCGGACGGCAGCCCGATGAATGACATCGAGTATCGCCAGACGCTGGAAGCGATCTTTGAAACGAAGGCCACAGACGGCGCCAATAAAATCGACCCGGGCGCGTTCATGGGCACCGGCGGGATAAAAAACCGTGGCTCACAGAGCAGAGTGATGGCGTTCAAGGATGCACAATCACACTTCGCCTACATGGAGCGCTATACGCAGCAGCCTGTGGTGGGCGTGATGATGTCCCACTTGCAATCCTCCTCTCGTGATCTGGGTGTCGTTAAAGCCTTCGGCCCGGATGCTGCGCGCAACTTTTCCCTGGTGCTTGATCGGGTGTATCAGCGTGCTGTCACTGGTGGAAAGCCCGTTGGGCACATGAACGAAGAACGCAAGATGGTCGAGCGGATGTTTAACTCTATGGCCGGGCTTAACGGTGTGGCCACATCGAGCGTGTTCACTTCTGCTGTTGGCGGTCTGCGTAACCTGATGACCAGCGCGATGCTCGGTACCAGCGTACTGACGGCAACCAGCGACCAGGCTATTATGCGCGCCAATGCCCAGGCGCTCGGTTTCACCCGAGACGGCATGCGCCTGTCAGCCAATACGATCAAAAACCTGTTCAGCGGTGATGCGAAACGAGCTAATGCTGAGCTAGGCCTGCTGGTGGATTCGCATGCCGCTGTAGTCTCGAAGATGGGCGGCTTTGACCTGTCGCGCGGAATCACCGGCTGGTTCGCAGAAAAAACGTTGAAATGGTCCGGTCTGATCGCAATGGACCGTGCCAATAAAGCGGCGTTCGGCCTGCTGATGTATAAAAATATTGGCGAACTGACACGCAAATTTAAGACGCTGGACGACGTTAAAGGGTCAGATAAAACCATCCTGGCTAACAAAGGCTGGAGTAACGAAGACTGGGCGATCATGGCAGCGGCAGACCTACAGCCAATGACTACCTCCGGGCACATGGGTATCACTCCTGATGCGATCTACGCCGTTCCCGATGAAGTGATCACCGGCATCATGTCGGACCGTATTGCACAGGTTCGTGCCGGTAGCGAAGCAGCACTGGCGGCGCTTGGTGATCTACCTCCTGAACGTCTGAAGCGGATGAAAGAAGCATTTGATGCAGAAGCAGATCAGACCATCACTCGTATGGTTCGCAATGCCCGCGCCGAAGCCGCTCAGAAATTGTTGGGTATCACACACGGTGAAATGACCAGCGCCGTAACGACCGCCACAGGTCTGGATACCTATGCCAGAGACGATGCCGGACAGTTGATTAAGAGCTTCATGCTTTTCAAAACCACGCCATTCGCCGGGTTCCGCCAGTTGGTAAACCGGGCTAATGATCTTGACACAGTACCAGCTCTTAAATTCCTCGCTTCATACATTGCAGGTACAACTTTGGCTGGGATGTTTGCAAACCAGATGAATAGCCTGTTGACCGGCAATGACCCACTGGATATGACAAAGCCAACTACATGGGTACAGGCTCTACTGAAAGGCGGATCATTCGGTATCTACGGCGATTTTCTTTTTCAGGACCATACGCAATATGGCTCAAGTATCGCGGCTACCATTGGCGGGCCGGTGCTCAGCTTTGCAGAACAGTTAACCAAGCTGCTGATCACTAACCCTCAGAAGGCATTACAGGGGGAAGAAACATCTTTCGGTGCCGACGCGCTTAAGACGGCTAGAATGATCACCCCTTTCGCAAACCTCTGGTATGCAAAAGCCATTACCAATCACCTGATCCTGCAACAGCTTCAGGAGATGGCGAACCCAGGGTACAACGATCGGGTAAGGGACCGCGCGCAGCGGGAATTTAACACAACGAGCTGGTGGGAGCCCGGCGAAACAGCTCCGCGGCGCGCCCCAGATCTCGGAAAGGCGGTGGGCCAATGATGGACATCTTAGTTAGTATTGGAATGATGTTGTTCTGGTTTGCTGCCGTAGTTGTATGCGGTACTGCCTATTTGTGGGTGATTATAATTGCCATCAGGAAAAAGTGGTTAGGAGAGTGGTCGGCGAAGGTCGTTTACTTCTCGACCTTCGTCATCATTGCCGCAATAATCTTTAAACTTCCTTTACTGTGACATGTCACGAGGCCGCGCATGCGGCCTTTGCTTTATGTCGTTTCCTGCTTCAGTTTTTCCACGCAGTAATCAAGATGCATTTGCAGATCCTTCATGGACATCTGCGAGCTGGTGACATAGTTAACCAGAGCAGTCAGCTCAGCCATCGGGCCATCAACGTTAAACCCATCTTCACCAAGCTGGCGCAGCAACGTCATCAGGTGAGAATCTTCAACAAGGGAGCGGACGCCTCCCGGCGTGTGTATTCGTTCGGCAAATCCTTTTTCCAGCGGGTGATGATACTGACGTTGCATCTGATAATCTCCATGCATTCACTGTATAAATGCACAGTAGCAAAAGTTCGAAATACTATCCAGCACGAATTGCCATTTACCTAAAAGGTAATAACTTTCCTGATTGTTATTCATTCAATTCATATAAGGTTTTACAGGTAATAAACTATCCAGATGATGCACGCGCGCCGGGCGCTGCTTTAATGGAGAGAGGCCATGACGGTATCAACCGTAGTTGACCATAACGATTACACCGGGAACGGCGTTACGACATCCTTCCCGTATACCTTCCGCATATTCAAGAAAACAGACCTTGCTGTCTCAGTTGTCGACCTGAGCGAAAACATCACAGTGATGGTGCTGGATACTGACTATACGGTTACGAACGCAGGAGGATACAGCGGCGGTAATGTGGTGCTCACCACTCCGTTGGCGAATGGCTGGAAGATTTCCATTGCCAGAGAACTGGAGCCGACGCAGGAAACCGACCTGCGCAACCAGGGCAAGTTTTTCGCTGAAGTGCATGAAGACGCTTTTGATAAACTGACGATGCTTATCCAGCAGGCGTACAGTATGTTCCGCCTGGCGCTTCGTAAACCATCCAGTATTGCAAACTGGTATGACGCACTAAACAACTACATCAGGAATCTTCGAGACCCATCACAGCCGCAGGATGCAGCAACAAAGAACTATGTCGACGTTCGTGTTGAGCAGTCTAATCAAACAAACCAGAATCTATTCAAAAGAACCCTCAGGGTCCCTGAAGATTCTATTCCTCAGCTTCAGCCTGCATCAGTAAGATCTAACAAAATTCTTGCGTTTGACTCGGCAGGAAACCCAATATTTATAGTCCCTCAATCAGGGTCGGCTTCTGACTTGCTGATTGAGTTGGCCAAGCTAGATAGCACAGTATCCATAGCCGGGATCACCGCTGCTTCGGTGACCGGTAACGTATATGCGACTGGCGTTCCGGTCGAGGAGTACGGCATCAAAGCCGGAGAAGTTGCAGACGTATCAAAGCTACTGGTCGCCTTCAACAGTGCAGCGCACCTTCTCTTCAGTAAAGGCACTTATCAGATCCCTGATTTTGAAATGCCATCAACGGCAAAGTGCAAAAAAATCACGGTGAAGTCAGGTTCTATGGTTCAAATGAACGGTTATAACTGCGTATTCAATATTACAGATAACTTCACCATAGACTTAAGTGGGGGTGGCGTCTGGCACGGTGGTTTAAAGAAGGCATTAGTTACCACAGATACAGCGGTAGGTGCCTACTCTTTCCCCGTGGACAATGGTGCCGCATTAACAGTGGGCGATAGGATAACTACATCATTCCTTATTCCAGAAGGGGACGCGAGTAGCTGGAAGTGGAGCAATTCAGAGCTTCGTGGTGAAATGAATTACATTACCGGGATAACAGGAAACGTAGTAACGGTAAAAAATCCAGTAGAACAGCGCACTTTAATGCGTAACGTCTATGTCGGGAACTGGACCTTCTCAGCAGCCGGAATTGGGTTTAAGGGGGAGGGAAATGTAGTTATTATTGGCGGAGAAATTAAGGAGTTTAAATCCCCAATGATCACGGCGCAGGGTGATGTTAAGGTAGTTTGCAGGGGAACTTCGTTTTCTGGAATGACTGTTGATGCCTTTTATGTTCTCGACTCCGCAAGTATGCTTCTTTGTGACAATTTTAAATTTACAGGCTGCTATGATTTTGGGAAACAAGGATTTGTGCACGCCTCTAGTGGTGACATCTATCTGCTAGACGGCGAGTGGCAAAAAGGAAATGCAGATGATGACGTTTATGCAGGCTCCAGGGCTGGACTAGTTACGCACGGAAAAGTGAAGGCCTTCAACGTAACATTCACTGGCACATCCTTGCTTCCGCTGAAAGGCACTGACGTTGACAGCGTCACAGGGCAAACGGCAAACCAACTCTTTGGAAACCGCATATCCCCCACACGCTGGTTCGCCACAAATGGGGGTATGACTTCAGGTGCTTTTGATACACAGGGCTACGACTTTGTGAATTGCCAATTTCTGAATTACCAAAGAGGAATTATCGCCCTTGGAGGTAATTCATACAATGGAAATATAATAGTAAGAACCCTCAATTTACGAGATGTTGTGAGTGTAGGGTGCCTGTTTGATATTCGCGCCAATACGACAGGAGGATTTACAACTCAGGTGCGTGATCATGAATTGAGAGATTTGTCTGTATACCGCAGGTATGCGGTGGCTTACTATCCGTTGTTCTTCACCTCAAGTGGTCAATATTTTGTATTTTCTGGTGCGCTGAAATATGATGCTGGCGGACTTCTTGATGATCATCGTATCAGCACAGACACCTGCCGTATTGATGATTTTTGCATTCAGAATACAGGATCTGTTGTGTTAGCCTCACCAACAAACATAGGCAACATTTTTATAAGGCAGGCATCGGTATCCAAAATTGGAACCGGACAGATCAATGACTTCACTCCAGTGACCCTGTCCCAAAGCGGTACGCTTTCCGGGGATTTAATTACAAACCCTACGCGGCTTAACCGTATGCGGTCTGTAGATTTCGCCTTCAATGCGAATGACAGTACCACATGGGTTACGCTGTTTACTTCCACTACAGCCTATACGCGGGTTGATGTCCGCATAGAGCTGGCACCGCGGAAAACTCTCGCTGCCGGGTCTGGTTTGTGTGGTGTTATTGCGGCCACGTTGAACAAAGACGGTACCTCGGTTGGGGTGGTGGTGAACGTCAATAACTATATCTCTGGAGCATCAGGAAACCTTGCAGTCTGGGAAGGTAAGGTCTTTGGCACCCAAGGAGCTATAGCCGATAACGCAGTTCATGTTCGTTGCCTTTCTACAGGAGAAGTGCAAATAAACATCAACTCAGGAAACTATATGTCAGGTGTAGCTTTCGTCGCTGGGGTTTAGTCATTAGAATGACATGGACGTCAACTAGAGATAGACAACATGATATTCGGATTGCAATACCTTCGCGGATTGGCTGCGTTACTCGTTGTACTGCTGCACGCAAAAGTAGCCGTTAACCACTTCGTACCTTCTTCAAAACTCCTGTTACCAGATCAGGGTTTTATCGAATTCGGAAAATTTGGAGTGGACATTTTCTTTGTGATTTCCGGAATGGTTATGTACATGACCATAGGAAAATCCATGGAAAGCGACAGGGGCATCGGCAACTTTATTATCAAGCGGCTAATCAGAGTGGTTCCTGCGTTCTGGATGGCGCTGGCCCTCTACGGCATGGCAATGCTGTTTGTTGGAAAGATGCCAGATGACGCTTTCAGAAAGTACCTTACAAGCGCGCTGTTTATGTTTTACCCGAATGAAGCAGGTAAACCGGAGACAGTTTATGCTATAAGTTGGACATTAAATTTTGAAGTCTACTTTTATATGTCACTTGCGTTAATGTGTTGCATATTTGGCAGATACGGAAGGATAGCAACTGGGTTATTATTTGCCGTATATGCATTTACTTTTTACAACTGGGGAAGTCTAAACTTTCTACAGCGATCAGTGTTCAGTCCCATGTATTTAGAATTCATACTGGGAATGCTCTGTGGATACGCTCACCAAAATAGAATTTTCAAAATCAGTTTAATATCATGGGGATTGTTCATCTCTGGCGCAGCTTTAATATCAGCGACAAACGTCTGGGGCGTAGGTGATGGCGGAATTGGAAGGGTGATTTATGCTGGCATCCCATCTATGCTGTGCGTCCTCGGAGTGGCGAATATCTCATTGACAGAAAATATAGTAATTCACAAGGTGTTAATGAAGTTGGGTGATGCTTCATATTCTGTTTATTTGATTCACTCAATTGCGTTCGTTATGCTGTCCGGCTTTCTTAAAAGCATCGGTTATAAAATGGCTGACTATAATGACACAATTATTCTGTATGCATGTATGATAATATTTTCTCTGGCTTGCTCCATCTTTTTCAGTAAAACAATGGAAAAACCTGTGATTAATTTGATAAATAGTATTTTATTTCCTTCAAAGCCTAAATCAAAAAGGGCTGTGGTTTAGTATTTATTGATTAAAACACCACAAATCAATAAAGATTAACTGTCAAAGTAGCCAGCCGCCGAATGGTGGCTTGGCATCAAAAATACCCAATAGGTAATTTCGTTCGGAGCAATCCGATCAAAGTCAATCCACATATGGTTTATTGTGTATGATGAACTCACCAACTAAGGGGGTTCTTTATGCACATTAAACGGTGGTCACTATGTCGCACACGTTAACCACGGAATCGCTGAATCAGGGGCTTAGCCTGAGCGCGCTAATGTCTGTGGTCGCGGGTGTGCCGCCGGAAGTGGCTTTAGGGGCACTCGCTGGTGCGGTAATTTTCGTTACCTCAGCGGTGGAATATCCGATAAAGCGGCGGCTTCTTCTTGCGTTCCTCAGCTTCTTCTGCGGCCTTCTCTTCTACAAAGCGACAGCATCCATTCTTATCGGTATTGCCAGCATGATCCCCACGATTACACAGGACTCCTTCGAAAAGGGGATTGTGTTTTCTGCGGGCGCATTCGTGTCGGCTATCGTCGCTGTCCGCATTGGCATCTGGCTGTATCACCGTTCTGAAAATCCGCGCGACCTGATCCCGGGGAGAAAAGACGATGACCAGTCCTGAACTGCTTCTCATCCTGAACGCCGCTATCTGCGGCGGAATTGCAATCCGAGTGCTTCTGTTCCGCCGTGACGGGTCACGCCATCGCTGGTGGGGCGGCTGGCTCGCCTACCTGCTGATCGTCGTGGCTGCCAGCGTACCCATCCGGACATTCTACGGGTATTACGTTAGCGCCGACTGGTCAGAAGTCATCATCAAAGCTGTGTTCCTGGCTGCTCTCATCAAGACAAAAGGGAACGTGGTGCAAATTTTCAAGATAACGAGGTCCCAGCATGGACATTAATCAATTCCGCCGCGCCGCCGGCATTACCGAGCAACTGGCCGCGCGCTGGTTCCCGCATATCACCGCCGCCATGAAAGAGTTTGGCATCGATCAGCCGCTCCACCAGGCGATGTTTATCGCGCAGGTGGGGCATGAGTCAGGCGGCTTTACCCGGCTTCAGGAGAACTTCAACTACAGCGTTACAGGTCTGGCAGGATTCGTCCTCGCCGGGCGTCTCACTCAGGGCCAGGCCAACGCGCTGGGCCGCCGTGCTGGTGAGCCATCGTTACCGCTGGAGCGCCAGCGTGCGATCGCCAACCTGGTGTACAGCAAACGCATGGGGAATAACGGGCCGACTGACGGCTGGTTTTACCGCGGGCGCGGGCTTATCCAGATCACCGGCCTGAACAACTACCGCGATTGTGGCAACGGCCTGAAGGTGGATCTGGTTAAGCAACCTGAGCTGCTGGCGCAGGACGAATATGCAGCCCGCAGTGCGGCGTGGTTCTTCGCAACCAAAGGCTGCATGAAGTATACCGGCGACCTGGTGCGCGTCACACAGATAATCAATGGCGGGCAGAACGGTATCGACGACCGGCGCGCGCGGTACATTACTGCCAGCAAGGTGCTTTTATGATCTGGGCATTCGTCAAAGCGTACTGGAAACAGTTGCTTATCGTGTTGATGCTTGCTGCTCTGGTCATCGTCGGAGTGGTTTCCTGGAATGTACACGGCAGCCGCCAGTACGATGCCGGGTATGCACAGGCACAGGCAGACCAGAAAAAGGCAGACGCAAAATTGCGTTCGCTGAAAGAACAGGAGAAAGCTACCAATGAACGTGAAGCGCAGCAGAGGATCGACCAGGCGCGCAATGATGCTCTTGATGCTGCCGCTCGCGCTGGCCGGTTGCAGCAACAGCTCGTTGCCATCCGGGATCAGCTCAGGCAGTATAACGCCATTGTCGGCGCTGGGACGTCAGCCGCAGACACCGGAGTTTTGCTTGCCGACGTGCTCAGCAAATCTCTCGAGCGAAACCAACAACTGGCAGAGTACGCTGACCGGGCCGCAGAAGCCGGACGAGTCTGTGAAAAGCAGTACGATTCGCTGACCCGGTGA